CCTCGGCGATCACTGGCGGCTCGCTGACGGTCGGCGGCAGCGCGGACGCGGCCCTTCCCGTCGAGGTCCTCGACATCCAGAGTACGAACTGCGAGACGGTCAGCTACAGCGCGTCCACCGGCTTCGCGACCTACAACTACAACGGCGCAGCCGCCGTCATCCAAATCTGAGTTCGCAGCAGGCGGAACGAAGGCGGCCTAGGCCGCAACTGAAAGAGGAGCTAACGCCGTGTCATTGCAGGCCCACGCCTACGTCACGCTCAACCCGAACTTCATGGAACCCGAGATCCTGATGCAGTACAGCCAGGCGTCGGGCTTCGTCGACACTCTCGCCGGTGGAACCATGCGGACGCGCCTCGGCGAGGACGATCTCATCGTCTACATGAAGCAGATGAATCTTCGCACGAAGATGGCCGCAGCCACCGCAACGGCGAATGAGCTTCCGGGTGTGGACATCTCGGCGACCATGCTCTCCGCGCCTACCTACATGCAGCGGGTGCGGGCGACTTACGATCACCACGACGTCGCCGCAGGTGGACGTTGGGGCTTCTCTGTCGTCGAGGCTTATCGGCTCGGCTGCCGCCAGGGCCACTACCAGCTCGCCCGGGACGCCAACCTGTTCGGCTTCAACCCGCAGAACGGCGAGGGCCTCATCAACACGCCCGGCGCGCTGTCGACGAACCTGCCGGCGGACACGAATGGCAATGACACCGTCCTGACCTACGACAACGGCCAGATGGCGTTCTACCTCGCGCAGATCATCCTCGGCATCAAGACGCGGACGAACCAACTCGGCCTCGGCCGGAAGTTCACGATACTCGGCCCGCAACGGACGCTCGGCGTGTTCCAGTACAACGTCGTGCAGCTGGTGCAATATCAGCGCGTCGGCGCCGGCACGGCCTCGACCGCCGGGACGCTGAAGTCGATCGTGATGGACAACGGCGACGAACTGACGTGGGCCTACGACGACACGCTGCAGGGCGCAGCGGGCTCGTCCGACACCGATTATGTCATCGTTGCGATGCCGGAGGTCGAGAAGCCAGCCGGCGGTGAGGTCAACACCAACATCTTCGCGTCGCTGAACCCAAGCAATCCGGTTTGCATCACGCAGTATTGCGATATGGCGGCCCCGCGGGAGATCATCTCCCCGCTCGCCGGCGGCGCGACCGATTTCCTGCAGGAATGGCGCATCACGTCGGGATGGGCGCCGCGCTACCAGGCGTTGACTCTAATCTCGATGACGTACTCGTAAGTCAGCGACGACGAAAACTCGCGTTTTGTCCGGCCGCCGCTAAGTCTTGGCGGCGGCCGTTTTCTTCCGTAAGCAGCAACAGGGGAGACTTAAGACCATGATCCAAGGAAGCATAATGGAAGGCGGCGACAAGACTCTCTACATCGCCAACACGACGAAGCAGCCGCAGGAGGTTTACTACCGGCTTGACTTCACGCAGGCGGGCCAGCCGGAGATCAAGTTCCGGCCGGCGAACAAGGTCGTGATCCAGCCGGGACGGCAGATGCCGATCGGTGGATTTCGCAAGCTGCACATGATGCAGGTCGAATCGATCGTCCAGCAGCTCACGAAGCACGGGCTGATCGGAACGGTCGACGTTCCCCGGCATCGCGGCAAGATTCGCTACGTCTTCAGTGTCGACAAGCCGGTGCCGTCAGACCTGATCCAGCGACTGATGGATCAGAACGACGGCATTCTCGTGCAGGAAGGCGCGCTGCGCCGGAAGCACGCGGCGATCGTCGTCAATGATCAGGTCGCGAAGGCCGTCGAAGCGGAGTTCCAGAACCGCGGCATCCCGAAGGACCCGACGCAGGACGTCGACGTCGAGGTCGAGCAGCTCGAGCAGAGCGAGATGGGCGAAACCCGGATCGAGGAGGGCGTCCGCGTCCGCGCCGATGCTCCGGAAGACACGCCGCAGAAGCCTCGCGTCAACAAGAGCGGCAATCGTCGCGGCATGAAGTAAGAGGCAGGAAGGAGGCCCTGATGCCTGGGCCCACGCTCGCCGGCTTCAACTCCTTCCTGACAAACGTCGTCGGCGTCAGCTCCGAGGACCTTGCCGCCAACGCGGCGACCGCGGCAATGGCGCTCGCGGTCGCGCTCGGGATCGTCAATCAGGCGCTCCAGTGCGTCGCAATCCCGCAGACCGATTCGTCTGGCGTGGCACTCAACGGCGGCGGCGTGACGGTCTACAATCTCGCGACCTACAACCTAGCCGCAAGCAACTTTCTCTCCTACGCGCAGGACCCGCCGGACGCGCCGATCATTCCCGGCAGCGGCGATCCTGGTCTGCCGTTCTTCCAGTATCTGCGAAAGCAGTGGGGCTTGAACGCCTTCGTCTCCGGCGTCGTGCAGTCGACCTCCGACGAGGGAACGTCGACGTCGCTCGTCGTGCAGGAAGCGGCGAAGAATTTCACGCTGGCTAATCTCACTCAGTTAAAAGACCCTTATGGTAGACAGTATCTCAGCCTAGTTCAGAGTTACGGTCCGAGTGTATGGGGGATGTCTTGAGCGAAGTTGGCTCTAAAGCGCAGCGGGAAGCGTGGATCAGAAAACGGTCTTTAGCCGTTTCCATGAAACAAATCATCAGTTTCGGATTTCAAATTTCATGAGGGCCGCAGCATGACGATCGGAATGACCTTCCCGGTGAAGGGCGACGAAAAGATCAAGAGCGTGCCGTGGGGGCTAGTTGAGCCATTCCGCCAGGACGTCGTCGCGGCCCACGGCACGTCGCTGGAGCGGCTCTACGCGCTCGGCGGCCTTTCCATCGCCGAACTCGCGAAGCTCACCCACGCGCCGGAACTGCCGGAACGGGAATGAAGCTTCACTTCGGAGTTTTCGACGTTCCGTATCGGCTGGCTCCGTCGCGCCGGCAACGCAAGGCTCGCGCCGGGACGGTCACGACGAGCGACGTCGCTGGCTTCCTCGAGAACAAGTACGGACTGATGGAAGCTTTTTTCGAGAGCCAGAAGGACGGGATCGTCGGTGACCTAGAAGAGGGACTTCAAGGCGTGCTGGAGAGCTTCCTGATGGGAGCGCCGCCGCAGCTCGACGCGTTCGGCTCCGGCGTCGCCAAGATCGAGGACCGCTTCAAGCAGTTCCTGTCGACGCAGAAGGCGGAGCAGGTCGGCATCCCCGGCGTTCCTACGGAAGCCGCGCTGGCAGGCGTCAACCCGCGCCTGAAGCGGCCGCACGCGAAGGGCAACCCGCGGCGACCTTCTTTTATCGCGACGGGATTGTTTCAAAGCTCGTTCAAGGCTTGGGTAACGCGCTGATCTAAGTTATGGTCAGCGCGCGCAGGGAGTTCGCCCGATGCCGATCGCCAGACCTCGCCCCGCCTTCCTCGTGAACCGCTCGACCGCGATGCAGCGTCGCACGCATCATCAGTTCATGCCCGGGCTCGGCTACGTCGCGCACTCTGGACCGCCAGACCTCCCGCCAGGAGCTAACGGCAAGGCGAACTGCGATCCGCCCGCAGGCACCGCCGACGGCTCCGTGCACGTCATGCAGCCGCCGCGGCCTCATCCGCCGATGCTGATGGTCTGGATCGCCGCGGAGAAGGCGTGGGCCTCGCAGCGGCCGGAGCGCGGCAACCGGCTCGCGTGGCCGCCGGGCCATCTGTCGAAGGCCGGCTGGGAGTACGACAGTCCCGCCACCGCCGCGCCGTCGATCATCCGGCCGTCCGGTCCCGTTCCGGTCGCCGCCGGGCCGCGGCCGGCGCCTAAAAGCTCATGAGCACCGCTCAGGAAGCCCTCGGCGCGAAGTCCCCGATGGGGGCAGACCTCGCGGCCGGCGTCGAGGCGCTGTCGCTCGACCAGGTCATCACGTTCACTCGCTACCAGCGGCTCGTGCTTCCTCTCGACGGGTTCGTTTTTTGGGTAAAGGCTGGAATTCTCACGCCGTCGGCACTCTATAATTCGGCCCGTTTCAACGCCGCTCGATACAACCAGTCGCCGTCAAACATCTCAACCACGACGACGTTCGACGTGACCGGATCGCTTCACCACGCCACCGACATCAGGCAGGAGGAAGCCAAAACCTACGCTGCGAACCGGATGATCTTCACCGCACTCGAACAGGTCAACGACCTTAATGTTGTCGCCCCGGACACGCTGTGGATCGGGACGCTGCCGCCTGACGGCGACTTCCCGGGCCTGAAGTTCGCGTTCTCCAGCCGCGGGTCGTTCTACCAGCAGGCGGATCTCTTTCACTACGTCGGCTTCGCGGTCTATCCGGACATGGAGCCGCAGATCATCGATTCGCCGGCCGGCTTCGATTCGCGCAGCCTCATCGTCTCCAACAGCCTGCCGGCGTGGCTGGCGCTTAATTCTTATGCGCCGTTCTACGGCTTCGGCATGCCGCCAGGACTGACACTCTTCCCATCGTTCCTCGCCCCGAAGAATGAGCCGCCGCCGTTCGGTGCGGTCGACATCCCGCCGGAAGGGACCATCGGTCTCGCCTCGGCGCCGACGATCGATTTGGCGACGCGGTCGCACTACCAGCTCACGAAGGATCGAGTTAAGGTTACGCTCTGGGGGACGCGGAACTACAACGCGCTCGACTTCGTCGACTGCGTCAACCAGTACAGCACGGACGTCGGCGCCTTCGGAATCATGAACATCCCGATCATCCGGGACGAGAAGCGGACGCAGTCGGAGCTGGCGACGATCGCGATGAAGAAAAGCGTGGAGTTTGAGGTTTCATACCTTCAGAACCGGGTCAACGACATCGCTCGCGGGCTCATCAAGTCGTCGATCATCAACTGGACGATCTCCGAGGCCGCCTGATCCCTCTAGTGCGCCGCGTCGATCCGGTGTAAAAGCGTGAATCGCTTGCCGCTCCCAAACCGGAGACTGACGCAGATGAAACGCTTCCTGCCCGTCCTTCCCTTCCTGCCAGCATTCCTGTTCGGCGCTGCGGTCATTGCGTTGGTCGTCGCGTACACGACCACCAAACAAACGGCGCTCGCGGACGTCCAGGACAACCTCACCGGCGTCGCGACGATCACCAACTCCACCGCCGGTCCCGGCACGACCTCCATAATCGGCACCCGCAACACCGCCGCGAACGGCGTCATGTGCACCTTCAACCAGACCGCAAACGTCGGCACCCCTAGCACGGTCATCTACGTCGACGGGGAAGATTCCGTGAGCGGTGCTTGGCAGAACCTCGCCGCCTCCGGCGCGGTGACCACGAACGTTTCAGCCAGCGTCGAGGTCTACCCCGGCGCGGTCGCGACCTCCGTGCCTTCGGGCTTGGCGGTCGCAGGCCTCAAGCTGCCCGCGATCTGGCGGCTTCGGCAGATCATCACCGGCGGGACGTCGTCGACGAGCACGGCGAGCTGCGACCTCCTGCGATAAATATGGGTCTTCTTGACCGCGATGCTTGCGCCTGCGGCGGTCCTCGGTGGTTTGGCGGCGTTCGGTCTGATACGTTCTCCCTTCCGTCCTCATTGAAGGATGCAGCGAAATGATCCTCATCGCGATGATACCGGCGGCGTTGCTGGGCGCGTTCATGGTGGCCGTCGGCATCGCGGCCTTGATGCGCCTGCGCGCGGCGTGATCGGGCGGCTTGATGCCGCTCGCCGTCCTCGGTTTCCTGGTCGCCATCGCCTACGCGCCGATCCCGAGCGCGGTGTCGACGCCACGCTGGCTCGTGGTTGAGGTCGGCTCTTTCCTGCTCCTGCTTTCCACCCCCGCTCGCGCGCCGCACTGGCTCGCGATCGCGTTCCTGGCGTGGTGCGCGGCGACCGTGGCATGGTCCGCGTCCCCGCTGGATTCGGTCGGCGCGATGATCCAGCTCGCGGCGCTCGCCGCCGCGTTCCAGGTCGCCGCAGAAACCGATGACCTGCGTCCGTTCTGGATCGCCATCGCCGCCGGAAGCGCCATCAACGCGGCCATCGCGGTCGCGCAGGTCGCCGGTCTCCACGTTTTCGACGTGGGCGGCAACGCCGCTGGTCAGCCGATCGGCCTGTTCGGCAACAAGAACTTCCTCGCCAACTTCGGCGCGCTCGCCCTGGTCGGGTGCTTGGCGCTGCGCGGCCCGCTGGCGGTCGCGCTCGCCGTCGGCGCCGCGACGGCCGCCCTGCTGCCGCTTTGCAGGGGGGCGATGCTGGCGCTCCTCGTCGCCGGCTTGGTCGCCAAGCGGGCCTCTCTCGCGGCTTGGCTGCTGTGCGCCGGGGCCGCGGTTGGCGCCGTCGCGGTCGATCTTTGGGTTCACCCGCTCCGCCTCTTCCTCAGCGTCACGCCGCGCGCGGTCACGTGGGAATGGACGGTGACGAACCTGAAGCCCTTCGGATGGGGGATTGGAACCTATGGAACGATCTTTCCGGTGGAGCACGCGTTCAACGATCTTCTTGAGTTCGTCTTCGAGGTCGGTGCCGGTACGGTTCTTCTGCTCGTCCTCCTCGCCCGTTGCTTTGCGGTTCCTGGACGCGCCGCAGAGAAGGCGGTTCTGGCGGCGATCCTCGTCGAAGGCATGTTCGCTTTTCCGCTCCATCAGGCGGCGACGGCCTTCGTGGCCGCTGTTTGCGCGGGTCATCTGTCTGGCAGCCGCGCTCGCGTTCGCGACGCTGAACGCGGCGGCGGAGATCGCAGCGTCTGGGGCCTTCTCAACGCCGGGCCTTTCGGCGTCAGAGCGATATGAGCGGCTCGCCTTCGCCGCCAAGCTGTTTCCCTTCGACCGGAATCTGCGCGGTGGTGCCGAACGGTTCTGGCGCGCGGTGATGAAAGAGAAGAGGTGACCGCGCCGACGACTTGCTGTAGAAGGGGAGAGGGAATGAATCGGAGGCTAGTCGCCTCGGTCCAGTGAGGACCGCTTCAACAGGAGCGCCCGCAGATGCCGCAGACCCCCATCTACAACCCGAACATCGCTGCCTACGGAGCCAAGAGCGTTCCGGCGTTCACCGCCGCGACGCTCATCAAAGCGGCCAAGGGAACGCTTCTCGGCATCCAGGTCCTCGTCGCCGGCTCCGCGCCGGGAACGGTGAACGACGTCGCGACGCTCGCCGGCGTCGCTTCCGACAACGAGGTCGCGACCATCCCCAACTCGGTCGGCGCCGCGTCGCTGCCGGCGCCCGGCATCCCGTGCCTGAACGGCATCGTGGTCACGCCGGGGACCGGGCAGACCTTGGCCGTCTTCTACATCTGACGGGAAGCTGATCTAGACCGCGGCGAAGGGACCGACAGATGGCTAACCCGATCGTAAACGTCACCGTGTCGCAGCAGATCGCTCCGGCGCCGTCGACCTTGCAGAAGAGCGGCGCCCTGATCTCACAAGGCGGCACGAACACGTCGCCGGGGACGAAGTCGCTGCTGACGCAGGATTCCAGCCTGACGAGCCTCTTGGCGGCGCCGCTGGCGCTGTCGGCGCTCAGCTGGTCCGGCGGTATCGCCACGGCGACGGCGGCTGCGACCACGATCGCGAGCGGCACTTACAACGAAATCACCGGGCTCGTCACGCTGACCTTGACCGCGCCGATCGGGCTCGCGGTCGGGAGCCCGGTCGTCGTCAGCGGCGTGACCGGCACCGGCTCTTACGCCGACGTCGACGGCAGCTACGTCGCGGCGGTCGGCAGCGGTGGCATGACGCTCGAGTACACGATCGCGACCACGCTGACGCTCACGATCACCGGCGGCACCGTGACGCTCGGCCACGGCATTACGGTCGGCGATCAGTTCCTCACCACGATAGCGGGGGCGGTCCCGTCGAACTACGACGGCACGTTCCTCGCGACCTCTGCGACCGCGACGACGTTCACCTACCAGCTCGCCTCCGACGGCGGGACGTCCCCGGCGACGGGAACGATCACCTACACGCCGCGCGGCGTGGTTGAGCTTTCCGCGATGGCGGGAACCTTTTTCGACCAGGGAACCGCGCAAGCGGTCTGGGTGCTCGAACTTGGTCCCGGCGAGCCGTCTGCCGGCGTCTCGTTCCTGACGACTTGGATCGCGGCTAACCCCGGAGTTTTCTATTCTTACCTGGTGCCGAGATCGTGGGACGGCGTCGGTGCCTTCCTGACGATGCTCGCCGGCTTCGAGGCGACGACGTCGAAGACCAACTTCTTCATCACCACGACGCTGGCGACCTACAAGCTCTACACCGCGCTCATGAAGTGCGCGTTCACGCTGATCGAGGCGCCGGCTTACGGCGTCTGGCCGGCGAACGTCTTGACGGCGCTGTCGCAGATCAGCGGCGTCGCCACCGCGGTAACGACGACGAACCACGGCGTCCAGCCCGGGCAATGGTTCCAGCTTTCCGGCAACCTGCCGTCCGGCTGGAACGGCTGGTTCCTTGCGCTGCCGGGCACGGCGACGAACTCGATCACCTTCGACATCTCGTCCTCGATCGGCGCGGAGACGCAGCTCGGCACGCTGGTGACGAGCTACTACTCGTCGGCCGGCGTTCCCGCGACCGAGTTCTCTTGCGCGGCGCCGTTTCAGGTGACGCTCGACTATGCGCCGGCGTCGTCGAACCGCGTGACGCCGCTGAACCTGTCCTACCTGTTCGGCGTGACGCCGTTCCCGACGCAGGGCAACTCCGCGCTGCTGACGACGATCAACACCGCGAACGTCAACGTCATCGGCACCGGCGCGCAGGGCGGGATTTCAAACACCGTCCTGATCGGCGGCAACATGATGGACGGGAACCCCTTCAACTACTGGTACTCCGTCGACTGGTTCCAGATCACCGGGCAGCAGGCGGTCACGGCGGTGCTCATCAACGGCTCGAACAACCCGCAGAACCCGGTGTACTACGACCAGGCCGGCATCAACGCGCTGCAGGGCGCGCTGGTCACGGTCGCGAACAACGGCATCAGCTACGGGCTCGTGCTCAACCCGGTGCAGCCGACGCAGTTCTCGGCTGCGGCGTTCGAGGCGGCGCTCGACGCGGGGACGTTCAACGGCTACACCGCGGTCAACGCCGATCCGTTCGCGAGCTACGTCGCGGAGAACCCGAACGACTACGCGACGGGGACCTATAACGGCCTGTCGGTCGACTACGTGCCGCTGCGCGGCTTCGAATCGATCACGATCAACATCACGGTTAGCAACTTCGCTTCGTAAGGAGCTTGAGAGATGGCCGGCACGAACCCGCTGATCCAGCAAGGCACGCTCAACCGCCTGCTGGCGAGCGTCGTCTGGACGAACTTCCCGGGCCTGAACGTGACCGCCTCCTACCTCGACAAGGAGGGCATCAAGCTCGCGCTCGAAGGCGTCTCGTCGCTTCAGCACGGCACGATGACCGGCATCGTCCAGTCGCCGGAGCCTTACCTGCCGATCTCCGTCACGATCAACCTTCTGAAGACGCAGCAGCTGGCGAACGCCTACAAGACCCAGATGGAATCTATCTCGCTGATCGGCGCGGGCATGGTGTACCCGGACGTCAACCAGAACGGCAACGCGCTCACGCAGGCCGGCGGCCTCGGCGCCTATCAGCTCCAGAACATGTCGATCCAGAGCACGCCGGAAATTGACTTCAGCGGCACCACGCCGGTGTACCGGGTCACCTTGACCGGCTACTACATAATCAACAACGCCCTCTGGGGCGGCTTCTAAGCTTCGTCAGCAGCAGGGAAACCGAACCGTGAAGATCGACAAGAGACTTCATCTCGTCGTGCCGATCTACGACGAGGACGACGACAAGAAGGTCGTCGCCCACGTGCATTCTACGCCGCTTCCGGCGGAGATGGTGGACGAGCATTGGCTCCTGCTTTCGCAGACGTTCTCGCAGGTCTACTCGCAGGGCCTCGGCCGCGCCTCTGGTCCCGCGGTCGCGATGCGGCTGCTGCGGGTGGTTGCCCAGAGCTCGAAGACTTGGCAGCGGGAGGATGGCACGCCGGGGCCGGCGCAGGATCTCATCGAGGAGATCAGGCGGCTGACGATGGTCGTCGTCCCGACCACCGACGGCAAGGCGTGGGTCGCGGTCCCGCTCGACGTCGCGGTCAATCAGCAGCGGATCAGCCTGGAGGACAAGGCGGAGGTCGAGAACGCCATCGTTTTTTTTATTGCAAGCTGTGCCACGCTGCCGCGGGCGCAGCGCCGCGAAACGGTGACGGACGCTGCCGAACTCTGGGGAGCGCGGATCACGTCGTTGAACTCTACGGCGTTCGCAGCTTCCTTGACGACGTCGATCGCGACCGACAGTTCTGGCGCGACGGCTCCGTCTGCTGCTGCTCCCGCGCCGCCTGCTCCTCAAGCGCCGCCGCCGACGGTCCGGGAAGGACGGCGTGCGACTGTGGCGGTGGACGGGAAACCTGCGTCGGTGCCGCACTGAGCTGGGCGGCCGAGGACGGCTTCGCGGAGTTGTCTGGCGGCCGCTTCGAATCGGCACACGAATACCGGCAGAGGTTCCAGGTCGGGGCGGTGAACCGGCTGGCCGCGGCGCTCGGCGTCAAGCGGGGATGAAGGCGCGATGGCGGTCAAGAGCATCTTCGAGGTCGAGATCGATCGTGACGGAGCTTTCCGCCGCTTCGCCGCCGACTACGGCAAGTTCGAGAAGTCGCTTCGCTCCCTTCCGGAGGCCTGGAAGCAGGTCAACGAGAAGGTCAAGGGAACGCGGGCGGAATTTTCCAAGATGGTCGACGGGATGGTTGCGGCGAACGTCCAGACCAAACTCCGGTTGCGTGCGCAACAGGAGGCCAACCGCCTCACGCAAGAGCAGCTGACGGTCACCCAGCGGTTGGGCTCCTCATGGGACGCCGTCGAGCGGACCACCGGAAGGCTCGCCGTCAACCTCCGGTCCATCACCGGGTCGCTGCTGAAGTGGGGGACGATAACCGGTGTCGCCGGGGGCCTTCTCGGCGTCGGCGGCCTGTTCGGCCTCGACCGGCTCGCGGGCGACGTCGCCGGCCGACGGCGGACCTCGCTCGGGCTCGGCACCAGCTACGGGGCGCCGCAGGCCTTCGCCGCGAACTTCGCGCGCTTCGTCGATCCGGCAAGCTTCCTCGCCGACGTCGCGGAGGCGAGGCTCGACATCACGAAGCGCGTCGGCCTGATCGGGGCGGGGCTCACCCGCGGCGAACTCGCCGGCGACACGACGGACACCGCGGTCGCGCTGTTGCGGCACCTGAAGCAGATCGCGGACACGACCGACCCGGCGCTCTACGCGCAGGTCATCGGGGCGCGGCGGCTGCCGACGACGGCGCAGGAACTCCAGCGCCTGCGCGGGACATCGGCGGTGGAGTTCGCCAGCCTCGTGCGAGGCTTCCACGAGAATCGCGGCGCCTTCAACATCCCCGACGACGTGGTCCGGAAGTGGCAGGAGCTGACGACCACGCTCACTCGCGCCGGGCAGGGGATCGAGAACACGTTCGTCCGCGGCCTGGCGCCGCTCGCTCCGGCGCTTGGGCACCTTTCGGAATCGTTCGAGAAGGTCGTGCGCGCCTTCCTCGCCAGCCCGATGCTGGAGCATTGGATCGCCGCCAGTTCGGACGCGCTGGAGCGGTTCGCGAAGTTCATCGGGACCGACGAGTTCCAGGATGATGTCAAGGGCTTCGTCGACGGGCTCAGCAAGATCGTTTCCGCCATCGGGACCTTCCTGTCGTGGTTCAGCAGCAAGACCGGGACCACGACGACGGGACCGGAGGGCGCGGCCCCGCACCCGCGGGTCGGCCACGGCATGCTCTTGGGACCGATCCTGTTCGGCGAGGACAAGGTCGGGCCGCGCTTCAGCGGCGGCTACGGCGGCGGCTACGTTCCCCCGGTGGGCCTAGACAAGATCGTCGCCGGCCTCGTCGCGCGCGGTTTCACGCCGGGCCAGGCCGCGGCGATCGCCGGCAACCTCGGCGCCGAATCAGGGTTCCGCCCGGAGGCGATCAACCCGGAGTCCGGCGCCTTCGGCCTAGAGCAGCTCCTCGGAAGCCGGAAGAGCGGCTTCTTCGCCTTCGCCGCTGCGACCGGCCGAAGCCCCTATGACCGTGAAGCGCAACTCGACTGGTTGAAGCTGGAACGGACCGGGGAATCGGTGAAGTACGGTGGCAGCGACGAGCGGGCAGCCTACGACAAGGCGTTCGCCGGCGGCGACGTCTCGAAGATGACCGCCAGCTTTGGTGCCTATGTCGAGCGACCTTCTGCCAGCGACCTAGCGTCGTCGATGGCGAAGCGGCAGGCGTTCGCGGCCGCGGCGGCGAAAATGAACGCCGACTTCGCGAAGTCCGCGGTCGAGCGGAAAGGCGCGGCGGCCGACCCGAAGTACACGACGGGGCCGTTCGGCAACACTGGCTACGTGCCGACGGTGGTCACGATCGAGAACAATACTGGCGGCAGCGCGGTCGTCTCCGTCAACGGGCTGAAGAACTGACGCCGACGTGATACTCTAGCGTCGAACGAGGACCGCTATGAGCATCAGTCTTGGGCTTGCCGCTTACTTTTACGTTTATATTTATTTCGATCTCGACGGCATCCCGCTTTATGTCGGCAAGGGACATGGCAAGCGTTGGGAGAGGCTTGATCCGCATAGTTGTCGGAATCCGCATTTCCTACGCAAAGTCGCCAAAGCACGGCGCGAAGGCCGCGAACTACCCCGCCTTAAGGTCCGCGATAATCTTACCGAAGCAGAGGCCTTCGAGATCGAGATGGCCTTGATTAAGGCCATCGGTCGACGCGTGACGGGAGACGGCCCGCTACTTAATCTCACCGAAGGCGGCCAAGGTATAAGCGGTTTTAAGTTCTCAGAAGAAACTCTCGCTAAAATGCGTAGCGCGGCACTAGGCCGGGTCGTATCTGTCGAAACGAGAGCAAAGATTAGCAAGACATCGAAAGGCCGACCAAAACATCCCGGACACGGTGCTAAAGTGTCCGCTGCTCGAAAAGGAAAGTTCCCGCACACAGCAGAATCGCGCGCGAAAATTTCGGCTGCGAGAACTGGTAAAAAATATGGTCCTCGCGGCCCAATTTCCGAGACCGTACGGGAGAATCTTCGTTTAAAAAATTTGGGGAAAAAAGCATCGGCGGAGACGCGGCGAAAGATGAGCGCGGCCCACCTTGGAAAGCCTCTTGGTCCAATGCGCGAAGAAACGAAGGCCAAATTAAGAGCCGCCAGACTTGGTAAGAAGATCCCACAAGAACAATGGGTGCTCTTATGAGCATCAGTCTAGGCCTTGCGAGTTTTAAGCTCAGCTTTTCCTTATCGCCAATTCTGCTTTCAGGCGGAATCGCAGCCGCGATGCCCGGAGGAATTTTGCCGATCATCGCGCTGACCGAAACTTTGAACTTCCCCGCCGGCATCCTCAGCGGCGGCTCTGATCTTCTTGACCTCGACGACTTCTTCGCGACCTTCGTCCCGCTCCCAGGGTCAACGCTGATCGACAACAAGTATGGGCAATTCCCGTTCGCAAACCAACAGGTCGCGGCGAACGCGGTGATCACGCAGCCGCTGGTGATCTCCTACCGGATGATCTGCCCGGCGCAGAACGAACTCGGTTACCCGCTGAAGCTGGCGACGATGACGGCGCTGCAGGCGTCGCTGGCGCAGCACGGCGTCTCTGGCGGGACTTACATCTGCGCGACGCCGTCGTTCTTCTACACGAACTGCGTGATGCTCGGGATGCGCGACACGTCCGATTCGCGGAGCCAGCAGGCGCAGAATACCTACCAGCTCGACTTCTGGCAGCCGCTGCTGACGCTTCAGTCCGCGCTGCAGGCGCAGAACAACCTGATGTCGCAAGTCACCGGGCAGACGCCGGTCCCGGCGACCGACGGCGCGGTCTCGTGGTCTGGGCTTTCGCCGACGACCGGCAACCCGGCCAGCATTGCCGGGCCCAGCGTCATCCCGGCGGCGGCGCCGCTCGCCGGCGCCGGAACCGCGGCTCCGGGAATGGGAGGGCCGCTCCCTTGACGACCTTCGTTCCGTTCTCGCAGCCGGCGGCCGGCAACTTCCAGTTCAACGCGACGCTCAACGGCGCGCAGTACCGCTGCGTCGTGACTTGGAACGTCTTCGGGCAGCGGTATTACCTGAACGTCTACGGCCTCGACGGCACGCTGATGGTGTCTGAGGGGATGTCCGGCTCGCCGACCGGCTTCCAGATCGAGGCGATCACCTGGAACGCCGCCGCGGTGACGGTGAAGACGTCCGTTCCCCACGGCTACAAGATTGGGAGCATGATCAGCCTTTCTATCGATGGCGTGGCGCCTTCGGCGTATAACGGCCGCTATGAGATGATCGTGACAGGGCCGAGCATGCTGACCTTCCCACTGGCGAGCAACCCAGGGCCGGCGACGGTGTTCGGGACGCTCAGCTACGACGTCAACCTGGTGGGCGCGTACTTCGCGCCGCCGACGAGCTTGGTGTTCCGCCAGCAGTCGCAGCAGTTCGAGATCGGGCCTTAAAGAAGGCGGCATGCTCGCAACACGGAGGGTCGTCCGATTCGTTATTATAGCCTGATTTTGACCAATCCGAACACCGGGCAGCTGTTCGAGCCGCCGGGCTTTCAAGGCTTGCTCGGCGGCGCGAGCTATACGTCGTTCGTCAACGGCGCCACGCTCCCGAACGCCTGGAACGTCGAGCTGGACATCCCGACAATCGGACAAGCGACGCCGCAGGGCGGCGGGCTGATCCGCATTTGGGGCATCAGCCTTCAGGAGATCGCGCAGGCGTCGAACCTGAAAAATTACAACGTCAAGGTCTTCGCCGGGATGCAGAAGGGCCTCCCGCTGGCGAACCCCGCGCAGGCGGGTTTGATCGCGCAGGGCTACGTCTTCCAAGCCTTCGGCAATTGGGTCGAGACGGACATGACGCTCGATTTCGTGATTTATCCCGGCACCGCGCCTGGAACGGGATCGACGGCACCGACCGGGACCGGAACGCTTTCGCAGCCGGCCAACCTAGTTTTGAACTGGAAGGCCGGGACGCCGCTCGGCACGGCGCTGTTCCCGACGCTCACGACCGCCTTCCCCGGCTATCCGCCGACGATCAACATCAACTCCGGGATCGTAAAGCCGAACGACCAGGTCGGCTACTTCCCGACGCTCGAGCAGCTCGCGCAGTATTGCGCGCAGGTCAGCAAGGACGTCATCAAGACCTCTGGCTATCCCGGCGTCAGCATCGTCATGACGCCGAACAATACCATATCGGTCTTCGACGGTTCGGCCCCGGCGGCGAACCCGAAGCAAATCGCTTTCCAAGACCTGATCGGGCAGCCGACTTGGATCGAATCGCCGAACATCCAGTACAAGACGGTGATGCGCGCGGACCTCAGCGTCGGCGATTCGATCATGCTACCGCCGACGTTGATCACGAACACGGCCGCGGCAGCGTCATCATTGGTCAACCAGCAAGCATCGTTCCAGGGCGGTTTCACACTCGTTTCGGAACGTCATGTCGGGAACTTCCGCGCTCCGCAGGCGGACGCTTGGGTTACAGTGTTTGAGGGAGCGCCGAACCAAGTCAGCGGAACGACCTGATGCCCAACGATGCCCAGAAGACGCCGATAGCTCGGACGCTCAACCAGTTCGCGGAGAAGAAGGTTCGCGGCTACATCGAGTTGACTGGCAAGGCGCTCCCGGCGCAGGTCACGGCTATCTCCGGCTCGATCGTCACGGTCAAGTTTCTGATCGCGAGCACGCCGAACTCGCCATACACGCTTCCGCCGGTCACGGTCCCGCTCGCGGGGCCGCAGTGGCAGCGCGCGCCGACGCAACTGAACGACCAAGGCGTTGTGATCCCGGCGGATACCTATCTCGGCGGTATTTCTGGCCTCGGGGGTGGTTCGGCGGATCTGTCGCTTCAGGCCAACCTCTCCTCGCTGGTCTTCCTTCCGGTCGGCAACAAAGGCTGGACGCCGCCGATCAACCCGAACGCTTATGAGCTTTACGGCCCGGAGGGCGTTATCCTTCACGATGAGCCGCAAACCGTTCGCTTGACGCTGGGAAGCGCGAGCGTCAGCATAGTAGGCAGCGGCGCCGCGCTGTCTCTCATTCTTTCGACGTTCCAGTCGTTCTTCAACGCGCATGTTCACCAAGACGACGGCGCCGGGCCGCCGACGATCCCGATGCCGAACTCGATGCTGACCACGGTCCTGATGGCGGAATAGCGATGTTAAGGACGTATGGTAGGGTCTACGACGCGGAAAGCAACCCAATCGGGTGGCAGGTCGTCACGACCGACGCCAATGGCTTCGACGACTACGTCTGGATCACGACGCTGATCCAGTGCTTCCTGCTCTTCCTCGGCGAATCACCGTTCTACGCGCAATACGGAATCCCGGCGAAGGCGACCATCGTCTCGCAGACGCAGCCGGACTTCTACATCTCGCGGCTCCAGCAGTTGTTCGCGCCGAAGTTCGCGAACCTCGCGATCGCCAAGGTTCAGGACAACCCGCCGACCTACAACGTCGCGATCACGACCCACCAGGGTACAAAGGTCACCGTGACGGTCTATGTGCCGTCGTCGGGCTGACGTGATAAGAAGGAGCCGGCATGAGCAACGTCGACTTCAACTTCAACCCGAACCTTCCGCTCGTGGTCACGGCGGCCGGCGCACAACCGACGCCGCCGACGGCGCTCTTGGCGCAGCTCATCGCCGCGGTGTCGGCGCAGGTTCCCGGCTACACGGCGAACCTGCCTGGCTCGCTCATAGAGGACATCTCGTCCACCGACGTCGGCGCGCTGGTCATCATCGATTCGGCGCGCGTTGAAACGACGAACTCGCTGACGCCGCTGACGGCGAACGCCTACGTGCTGAGCCAGCTCGGGCAAATCTACATCGGCCCCGGCTCCGCGCCGGCGGTGCCGACGAACACGTCGGTCTACGTCCAGTTCACCGCGATCGACACGCTCACGAGCTCGCCGGCGCCGGGACTCGTGATCCCGCGCGGCTTCACGGTCAGCGACGGGACCTACCAGTACGTCGTCCAGGACGGCGGCGTGACAGCCTCCGACGGCGTGACGCTGCCGCTGTTCTGCCAAGCGACGATCCCCGGATCATGGACGGTGCCTTCAAGCTCGGTTTCGCAGATCGTCACGTCGGCGCCCACCGGGATCGGTCTGACGTGCTTCAACCCGGAGCCGGGGATCAGCGGCGGCCCTGCGGAAACGCAGGAGCAGTACCTCGCCCGCGTGCTTCAGGCCGGGATGGCGATCGCGACCGGAACGTCGCAGCTCGTCAAGACGCTGCTCGCGCAGGTCCCCGGCGTGCAGCAGCGGCTGATCTCGGTCGTCCAGCAGGTCGGCGGCGGCTGGGAGGTCATCTGTGGCGGCGGCGACCCGTACCTGACGGCCGGCGCGATCAACGCCTCCGGCCTCGACATCTCGACGCTGGTCGGCTCGACGCTGGCGATAACGAACATCACGCAGACCGCTCCGGGCGTCATCACCACTGCGCTGAACCATGGCTACGCCACCGGGCAGCGGGCGACGGCGTCCGGCATCGTCGGGATGACGGAGCTCAACGCCGTCACGTTCACGGTCACGGTCATCAACGAGAAGCAGTTCAGCATCGGGATCGACACGACCGGCTACCTCCCCTACGTCAGCGGCGGCGTGCTGACGCCGAACCCGCGCAACGTCACGGTCAACCTCTCGTATCCGCCGGACGTCTATGCCGTCCCGTTTGTCAACCCGCCGGCGCAGACCGTGACGATGACGGTCACCTACCAGACGACGGCGATCAACTTCACGTCGCAGGGCGCGGTCGCGCAGGACACCGCGCCGGCGATCGCCGCCTACGTCAACGCGATCCTCGTCGGCGGACCGATCAGCCTGCTCGACCTCGGGACGGCCTTCGCCGAAGCGTGGACGCAGGCGACCGGGCTTGACCCGTCGCTGATCTCGTCGCTAACCTTTGAGATCTTCATCAACGGCGTCGAAACCAGCGCGGTCGGACAGCTCATCCTGGGCGACCCGGAATCGTACATGACCGCGACGACCGCCGGCATCACGGTCTTGCAGGCTTCCTGACGTGGCCCCGCTTCCGATCACCCCGTACCCGCTGGCGTTCAACAAGATCCAGAGCGGCGGCGCCGCCGTCGCGGTGGCATTCGGTCCGCTCGCCGGCGGCTTCATCGTCAACCCGAGGACGGCGGCCGATCAGGGCATCGCGGTCGTCGAGGCGATCTTCGTCGACGTCACCGGCAACCCCGCGGTGACGCGGGAGACCGCGACCTGCGTGCCGGTCCAGCCCGGCGGGGTGTTCGTCATCCCCGCCGGGCTGACCACCGACGTCAGCGTCAACGCGCTGACCTCCGGGCACTCCTTCGGCGGCGTGGTCTACCAGCCGTCGACGCCTTTCCCGCCGGTGCCGCAGCCGGGGACTTTCCCGCCCACCGGCCCGACCACGCTGACGCAGACTTTGCCGTCATACCTTTACAAAGAATACGACGACGACGAATCGCTTCAGGCCTTCGTCGCCGCGTACAACGTGCTTGCACAGGTATACGTGACTTGGTTCGCGACCGTGTGCCTGGCGAACTACACGAACGCGGCGATCACCGGACCGCTGCTCGACTGGATCGCGGAGGGGCTCTACGGGATGTTCCGGCCGGCGCTGTCCTCCGGGCAGAACCGCGACGTCGGACCGCTGAACACGTACCCGTACAACACCCTGGCGATGAACGTTCGCAAGTTCGTCGGCCCGAACAACGTCACCATAGCCAGCGATGACGTCTTCAAGCGCGTGATGACCTGGAATTTCTACAAGGGCGACGGAAACGTCTTCAGCGTCGAGTGGCTGAAGCGCCGGATCATGCGCTTCTTGATCGGGGAGAACGGCACCGCGCCGAACGTTGACCAGACCTACGCCATCAGCGTGACCTGGGGCAACGGCATCATCGTCATCAGGATCACCGCCGGGACCAGGACGATCACCGGCGGCGCTCTTTACAACCGCTTCGGCTTCAACAGGATGACTTACAACGGCTTGAAGACGGTGTTCGCGCCGTCGCCGCAGCCGCAGTTCGCCCTGGAGCCGGTGTTCCAAGAGGCGATGGATTCGGGCGTGCTTATCATGCCGATTAAGTTTAAGGTGTCAGTCCTGATCTGAGGAGGGAGCGGCGGTGGCCATCTTCATTTTCGCGAACGACGCTTCGTCAGACCTCGCCGCCCCGATCGCGAGCACGGCGACGACATGCACGGTATCGTCGGGCACCGGGGCGCTCTTTCCGAACCCGTCCGCGGGCCAGCAGTTCGCCTTCACGTTCAACGATGCCGCCACCGGGCTCCTGACCGAGATTTGCTATGTCACCACGCGCAGCGGCGACGTGATGTCGACGATGGTGCGGGCGCAGGAGGGCACGGTCGCGCTCAACTGGCTCGCCGGCGATCTCTGCGCGAACCTCGTGACGGCGGGGCAGATGGCTGCGATGCAGCAATCGGCCGCCGTCTATCCGGCGCGCATCGTCACGGCGAGCGGCCCGTTCACGATGACGACCGCCGACGTCACCGGCGGCGTCGGCTTGAATCGGACGACGTCAGTCAACGTCTCCTCGACCACGCTGCCTGCGGGCGTGGCGCAAGGGCAAATCTACGCGATCGAGGACTTGGCGGCGAACTTCAATGCGTATCCGGTGACGGTCAACGCCCCGGCCGGGATGACGATCGCCGGCGCGGCGAACGAGCTGCTGAACGTGAACCGGCAGTGCGCCTACTTCCGCTACTACGGCAGCAACATCTGGAGCTTCAAGCCATGATCGCCGACCTTCTGCGCCGCAGCCTCGTCGCGCTGTCCGTCGCCGCGGCGCTGATCTTCTCCGGCGCCACGGCGAGCGCGCAATTCGCCGACCAGGCCAACTTCGCCAGCACTGGATCGGTTACCGGAGGCAACCCGAACGCGCAAACGCTGACGCTGAACAACGTCCTGTCGTTCGCGGACATCCTCGGCGTACCGATCCGGTACATCCCTTCGACTCCCAACACCGGCTCGGCGACGCTCTCGGTGATCGGCCAGAACACGCTGACGCCGACGACGATCCAGAAGAAGACCAGCGCGGGCCTTGTGAACCTCGTCGGCGGCGAGCTGCAGGCCCAGATCGCCACGGTGACCTATGACGGGTCGGTTTTCGAACTGGAGACGATAAACGCGGCGCCGCCGGTGACGACCTACATCACCAGCAGCGGAACTTACAGCACGCCCACCGGAGCGACCAGCCTAGAGATCACGGAGATCGCGGGCGGCGGCGGCGGCGGCGGCAACGGGACAGGAACTAGCGCCGGAGGCGGAACTCAGGGCGGCAGCACGTCGATCGGCGGGGTGTCCGTTGCTGGCGGCGGTCCCGGCGGACAAAACGGCGGCACCACCGGCGGACTTGCAGGATCGCCACTATCAGGCACCGGCTCCGGAACTTATCTTGAAAGGTTTCCCGCCGGCGCCGGCCAGCCTGGACTTAACCAAGAATCGGGCACTGGCGTCGTCGACTTGGCGAGTTCGCTGGGAGGCGGTTCATGTCTGGCGTCCAGCAACAGTACTAGCCCGGGCGCCGGCGGCAACGGGGCGGGCTCCGGCACCGTTACCATCGGTACTTCCGGCGGCGGTGCTGGCGGCGAATGCGCCACCTTCACGATTATCAGCCCGTCGTCTTCCTATTCCGTTACGGTCGGAGCCGGTGGTGCTGGCGGATTGGCTGGAACGTCGGGAGGAAGCGGCAGGGCAGGAGTTCTCGGCTTGGTGATCGTTAAGGCCTTCTTCAACTGAGCAGCACGCAGCAACGGTAAGAAGCTCCGATGCCGACCCTCAACGTTCCGTCCGTCACTCCCGTCGCCGGCACTGCGGTCGTGACGACCGGCGGCACGCCGGTGCTGGCGGCGCCGGGGAACGTCAACGGCGGCTTCATAACCAACCCCGTCGCGGCCGCGGACCAAGGGCTCGCGACGGCGGAGCCGATCTACGTCAGCCCGGTCGGCGCGGCATCGCTCGAAGGAAACGGGACTACGTTTCGGATCGACCCGGGCGGGACGTGGGAGATGATCCCCGGTCAGACGACGCCCACCAGCGTGAACGCGGCGTCGAACGGCCACGCCTTCTCGGTCGTCTACTACTGAGGGCCCAAGCAGATGATGATGCGGACGCTCCTCGCCTTCGTCCTTTCCGCCGCCGTCCTCTCGACCGCGGCGCTGGCGCAAGGCCCGGGTAGCGGCGGGCCAGGACCGGGACCGACGCAGCCGTGGATCATCAACGGCGGGAACATCGAGTACAACAACGGCTGCGTCCTGGTCCCGTCGACGGTCTCCGGCGGATGCCAGGGACAGACCTATGGCGTGGCCGCCGCCTTCATCGGGGCCGGACCGTCGACGACGGGCGGCGCGAGCTTCAACATCGTTCCCGGCACGCCGCCGACGTCTCCGTTCAACGGCAACGTCTGGATCACGTCGGCCGGCATGTTCTACCGCGCCGGCGGCGCCACGGTTGGTCCACTCGTCGGCGGCGGCTCGTCGCCGCTGTTCACGGTCCCGGTCACCATCGACCTCAACACCGCCGCGGCACCGACGCCGCTGACCGGCAGCGCGCTTCAGATAGTCGGCCCTTCGGGCACTACGGTGCGCGCCGAGCTGGACGCGGTCGCGTCGATCCCGCGCTGGTCGTGCGTCCGCGGCGACGGCACGCTGGCGTCGCCTACGGCGGTGCAGTCCGGCGATGAGTTGTGCTCGCTCAACACCTTCGGCATCGCCGGGACGTCATGGACGCCGGTCGGCCCGCAGGCGGCGTTCCGGACCTACGCGAGCCAAAACTGGTCGAGCGGGAACAACGGTACCTACGCCGACCTCGCGCTGACGCCGACCGCCTCCTCGACGCTGACGGAAGTCGTGAAGTGGCAGGCGCTGTCGACCGGCGGCGGCAGCCAGACGATCTTTGACAACGGCATCGGCGCGACCTCGACCGACGGCCTCGTGCTCTCCAACGTCACGGCGGCGGCCTCCAGCGCGCAGCAATGGTCGCCGCGCGTTCACTGGACTGGCGCCGGCTGGAAGACCGCCTCGACGGCCGCGAGCCAGGTCGTCGACTTCATCGAGGAGCTGCAACCGATCCAAGGTTCGTCGGCCCCGACCGGGGCGCTGGCGTGGTCATCGCAGGTCAACGCCGGTGGTTACACCGCGCTGATGGCGCTCTACACCGACGGCGGCCTCGCGCTCGGAAGCCCGAGCGGCGGCGATGAAGGCGCCGGGACGGCGAACCTCGCCGGGGCGCTCTACAACAACGGCACGGGACCGACCGGGACCGGCGGCTACGTCCGGGCGACGTCGCCGTCCTTGGTCACCCCGGCGCTCGGCGTCGCGACCGGCACGTCGCTCGCGCTCGGCGGCGCGACCATCGGCTCGAACGCACTCGCAGTGACCGGCACTACAGCCCTGGGCGGGGCCGTGACCGTTACTTCGAATGCTGCGGCTGCGTTCGCAGTCGGTGCGAACGGCGCGACCAACCCCGTGCTCCAGGTCAACGCGGCAACATCCACCGTTGTCACCGGCCTGGACATCGTCGGTGCGGCCAGCGGCGGCGGGCTCGCGCTTTCGGTCATCTCCAGCAACTCCGCCGAAGCCCTGACGATCAACGCCAAGGGCACCGGCACCATCGGGATCGGCAACGTCTCGACCGGAGCGGTCACGATCACGCCGGCGACGAACGTGATCGGCGCGTTCACCCTCGGCACGCAGCAGACGACGCAAGGCTCCGTCGTCCTCGCCAACACCGCGGCGGGGGCCTACGCGACCACGCTGAAGTCTTCGAACAGCGCGACCGCAGCCTCGACGCTGGTGCTCCCCGTCGCGCTCGCGGGTTCCGGCCCCGTGGTTCTGACCGACACGGTCGGCAACGGCATCCTGAGCTGGGTGTCGCCCGCTGCGGCGAGCAGCATCGCGGTCGGCTCGACCAACGTCGGCAGCGCGCTCGCCAGCAACGACATCCTGACGACCGGACCCGTCATCGCCGGGACCGGGGTCTTGGCCGACAGCGGCTTCACGCTCGCCGGCGCGCTCTACAACTCCATCGGCGGATTGGGGCTGTCGAACGACGCGACGACGCCGAACAGCATCATCGACGTGGCGAAGGGCGCGGCGGCCGACAGCACCAACGTGCAGATGATCGCGCTCAGCGCGTTCACCAAGACCACCGGCGGAACGTGGGTCACCGGAAGCGGCAACGCCGGGCTGGACATCGGGGCGGTCATCGCTTCGACTTGGTACCACGTCTATGCGATCTGGGGCAGCGCCAAGACCAACGACATCTTGTTGTCGCAGGCTCCAAACCTCAGCGGCGTGTCGGTCACCTGCACCAATGCGTCGCCGATGGTCTGCACCTGGACCGGACTGGCGACCGGACAGGTGCCGCCGTTCCAAAACGGCACACCATTTCAGTTCACGTCGGGCACGCCGCCGACTGGCGGACCGACGTGGGCGCTGAATACGGTTTATTATGCTGTCGCCGTCTCCACCTCGACGGGAACCTTCGAGCTTTCGACGACGCAAGGCGGGACCGCCGGCAACTCGACTTCCACAGGCTCCGCGCTGGTCGGCAAGGTCATCCCGATCCTGCCGAGCGGCTACACGCTCTTGCGCCGCATCGGCTCGGTTGAGACCGACGCCTCATCACATATTCTGGCGTTCACGCAGACGGCCA